CCCCTCGCGATCCTCAAGGGTGAAGGTGTCGTAGTTGGTTGCGTAGTTGCGGAACTCGCCAACGTGAACCTCGCCATCCTTGGTGTAGACAGTCACTGGCCTCGTATCCAGAACTGCTCCGAGGATCTCCCTATCGAGACAGTTGATTTTCATTGGTGTCCTTTCGTCGTTTGTTTGGTGTACGAGATACATTATACCAGTCTCGTGCTGGGATTGCAAATCCTGCGTCAAGATTCTTTTATGGCCTGACGTATGGCGTTGCGCTCACGCTGGGAGCGTGAACGATCTCGCTTCGTCCGCTTGTCAGCGAACGTGGACGCACGACAGTAGAGCGAGAGGGTCTCTCTCGGCTGTCGTGGCGCTTGGCGCTTGGGTTCGTGTCGCTTGGTCATGCCTCTATTATACACGACCGTCAGCAAAAAGCTACACCGTTGGCCAGACGTATTCCAGATCGTCAGGTACGCCAGTAAAAATTGGCGAGTAGTGCTCCGGGAGCTTTCTCACGAGATTCGATTGATGGCTCGTGTGGAACTCGGAATTACCCATCCACGGCGGCATCACAAGATTTTTACCCAGCCGTTCCCACTCGTAAGCGAGCCGTTCGAGCATTTGGTCCTTGTAACCACGCCGTCTCCACTCTTCGCAGATGACCATGCCGTAGTACGCAAGCGTGGACTCGTACCCGTCCCACATGCGAGCCGCTGGATGATTCACCCAGCCTTTCGTCTCACCGTTGAGCGCACGGATGAGCTGCCAAGTCTCTACCCGTTGCTTACCGAGCCGTCTGTAGTCAAGTACCCGGGCCGTCTCCTCGAAGTCCGGGTACGGAAGAAATGTTTGCACTATCTGTCCTTTCGTCACCGTTGACGATATAAGCGTGCCGTTATATAAGTCAAGGATTTTTACCCGGGAGAGAAGCGGGCCGGGTAATAGAGAGCGGGCCCGCAGGAACTTTGACATCGCAGAAGTTATTCGCAAGTTGGACCCCAGAGTCGAGTCACAGTCCGCCGTCGAGTAAATCAAGTAGCGAAAGTTGTTTTGATGTCAAAAGCCCTACTGAGCTAAGTGACCCGGATGTAAACGATCCGACCAAACTTTTACCTATTGTAAAGCGAGCCGTTGACGAACCGTCGGAAACGCACGCCGTTACTACGTCCGGGCCGTCCAGACTTAACTATAAGCCTGTACGCAGAGTTCTATGATTGGCGATTATGATTGCTCGCCGTTGATGTTCAAGTTGTTCGCAGCAACCAAACGGTTGAGAAGTTCGAACGCTTCATTAGCCCGGGCCGTTACTCGGAGATGCTCGTCACGGGTTCTGCACAACTTGATGTCTTCTTCAAGTCGGGCCGCATGGGCCCCGGCGATCTTCAGGATTTCTTCCACCGTTACATTTCCTCGTCGTCAAAGCCATCCGTTTGGATAACCGGGCCGTCTTCATCTTCATCATTATCCTCGCCGTTGTCACCGTTAGGTAAAAATTTCGTACCGTTGGGTTCGACGACCTCGGCATCAATGATTTCGGATTGCTCGCCGTTCATCAGTTCTTGGACCCGTTTCGCTCCTTCTTCCAAACGAGCGAGCCGTTCCTGAACAATTTGCGCTGGGGTCCGGGCATCCGTCACTTCGATGTCCAAGCCGATGTCCATGCCGCCTCGAACTCCGGCACGGTCAAGGATTTCCGAACTGGCCTTGAGGCGGACCGGTTCAGACTCAGCGGTTTCCATAAGTTGTTCTAGAGTATCGACGGCATACGGTGCGGCTTGCATGAGTTTCCTGCGGGCCCGCTCAACATCCTCGCCGGGTTTGCGTTGTGTTCGTAAGTGGACCCGGCATAGACCGTCATCTTTTACCCGGCCCGATGACCAAAGTAGACAACGGATACCGTCAGTCTTTATAATACGACACCGATGCGGTTGGGCTTTCGGAGCACGCCGGGGGCTCGAAGGACCACCGTTGTTCTGTTCTTTGATGAACTCCCGGGTTGCGTTCACAACCCACGGCGGTGTGATATTGCACGCCGCTTCGTCTACGAGTAAATCCAAGCCGGTTACGTATTCTGAATTTTTATCGTCCGGGTCTACTAGCAACGGAGCTTTCTCACGCATGGCAAGAACACGCCGTTGCTTAAGTTGTTCCTTTGTCCGTGCCGCAATCAGCCCGGTCGGTCGTCCCCGTTGATCATAAACCGTGTCCCAGTTCATCTGGGCTTGCCGTAAAGCTTGCCGGTTCTCGTAGGTATCCTCTACAATACCTTTTTCGTGTTCTTGCAGGCCGAGTTCCGAAAGGTCGGGCCGCAGGTCCAGAGCGTCCTCAACTAAGGGTTCGGACGGTTCATCTTCTTCCGGTTCACCCGGTAAGGCGAGATCGCTCAAATTTTTACCCCGGTTAGAGTTGCGGCGGGTTACTCAGATGCTCGTTGAGTTCTTGCCGGACCAGTTGAAGTTGGTCAGAAAGGAACCGTTTCTCGCTCTTGGTTCGGTAATCGCGAGCCGCTAGTCGAGCTAGCAACTCGTCAATATCTTCTTTAAGTTCGAGCTCACGAGCAATGTGAGCTTCGAGCTCGGGCGGCGGCTTCTTCATTACTTCTTCTTGGGGCTTGCCGCTTTCTTGACGGGCGGCTTCTTCTTGGCGACGGGCTTGGTCTTTTCCACAGGGACCTCAACTTCGAGGATCACCGTTTCGGGGTGCGTGGACTCAGCCGTTAGGGACGGTCCCGGATTTTTACCCATGCGGGCCGATGCCACCGAAGTTAGGACCGATAGCAAAGCCGCCCCAAGGGCTGTGGAAAAACCTGTGGAAAAGTCGATATCATAGATTCCGACGACATCCGAGCCGACAAATGCCACGAAGACTTGGGCAAAAGTTTTGATTGCTCGTTCGGCTGCGGATTCCCAGAATTTCTTATCGTACATGTGTTCGATTCTCTCTTTCGCTGAGGAAGTGGGGCCGTATAGTTTTAGCCCACGAGAACATAGTACGTCGGAAGATTCGGACGAATTTTGGCGTGAAGAGACTGAGTAACACGCCAAGTTACATAAACAACCTTCCTGCACTTAGTTCAAGCCCAATAAACACAACGGTTTCGTCTAGTCTATTGTATTGTACGGGAGGGTCTGTTTTAGTGAATAGAAACTGCTCTTGAACTAGCCGTCTAGGGCATTATCCAACTTCTTCAGAATTCGGCCCATTACCTTCTCGTGGTAAGACCTTCGGAACTCTTTCGGCAGTTCCTTGCGTCGGTGGTACCCGGCCATGCGGATAACCATGGTCAGGATTGCCAACTCCTTGCTCGTCAACTCGATGGTGATCTTCTCAGACATTCGGTGTGTTCTCCGTTTCCAGCACTGGGTACCTCTGACCGATGGTGATGCCCAGCACAACGTCCTCGGCACGACGAACACCCAACGAGTAGAAACTCTCGTCAGCGTCACCCATGGCGCTCTCCCAGTCGATGGCAAGTTGCTTCAACTTCCCCGACACCTGATCGCCCCAAGAGCTGATTTCCACATCGACCGCACCTAGAACTTCGATCATCTGTTCGGGAGTGATGACACCCCTTCGAGTCAGGTTGTTCAGGCTTGTACGGACATTTGTTCTCAGTTGGTCCATGTCACATTTCCTCGTAGCAGATCTGGCAGAGCAGAGCGTTTCTAGGACTTGCCTCATAGGCGATGGAGTTTGATCGTGTCAGCGGAACAGGGAAGGGGTCGCAACGGGTTCCGCACTTGTCGCAGGTCCTCGGGTCATCGATCCACTCGGCTTCCTTGCCAGCGGTAATCAACTGGGTAAGGCCAAGCATGAGGGCGTGCTCGAACTTCGGTCCCTTGGTCTTGCGTAGGAACATCCTCGTGTCCTCAACCCGAAGCACCGCTCGGGCGTGATCGCATGGGCAGTACATCCGTGATGGCTGGCAGGTCCACTCTCCCGGTCGGCCTTCAATCTCGGTGTGTCTAGCCATCGGGTGACCACAGACACAGATGTCAGGGTTCCTCGGTTTTCTATGATAACTTTTCAGTTCTTCGGACACCCGAATTGCCTCGTCAGGATCAAGTCCCATGTCCAGCAGAAGTTCCCTTGCGGGTCTCATATCCGTTGCTCCTAGTCGTCGTCTTCGTCATCGTCTAGTTCCAGTCTCGAAACTAGGTCCATGAACTCGATGTCAGTTTCTAGCGACTCCTCGAACTTCCGG